AAGTAGCTGAATATAAGGGTAAAATCTCTACACAAGATTTTGGAAATATGCTAGTTAATGTAGCTAGTGAATATAACAATGCTTTGTTGGTTGTGGAAAACAACAATATTGGTTGGGCAGCAATTCAACAAGTAATTGATAGAGAATATCCAAACTTGTTTTATACAAGTAAAGATTTGCAATATGTTGATGTTCAACATCAAATGACAAATAAATATAGAAGTCAAGAACGAAATATGGTTCCTGGTTTTTCAACGACATCAAAGACAAGACCTTTAATTGTTGCAAAGTTAGAGGAAATGTTTAGAGAAGAATCAGTAGTGGTTCATTCTCAAAGACTAATTGATGAGTTGTTTGTATTTATTTATAATGGAAATAGAGCAGAAGCAATGCAAGGATACAATGATGACCTTGTGATGTCTTTTGCAATAGCCCTTTGGGTTCGTGATACTGCGTTAAGATTAAGAAGTGAAGGTATAGAACTTTCTAAACAAGCAATACAAGGTATCGGACAAAATCCAGGAATTTATACTTCTGAAGTTCAGAAAAATGATTCTTGGGAAATGGATGTTAAAGGGGAAAAAGAAGATTTAACTTGGTTAATTAAATAAGAGGTGAAATAATGGCTGAAAGAGATTTATTCAGTAGATTACAACGACTATTCTCAACAAATGTAATTGTTAGAAATGTCGGTGGTAGAAAATTAAAAATAGCAGACACAGCACAAGTTCAAGCTATATCTAGTAAAGATTTAGTTGATAGATTTGCTCGTCTATACAAAAGTCCTAGTGGAATGAGTGGATACAATCAATCTTTGTATCAAAAAACAATGCGTATGGGATTATTTAGAGATTACGAAGCAATGGATTCAGACCCGTTAATTTCATCGGCTCTTGATATTTATGCTGACGAAACAACTTTAAAATCAGAATACGGAAGAATATTAACTATTAAATCTGATAACAATCAAATACACGATATTCTACACAATTTATATTATGATATCTTAAACATTGAGTTTAATTTATACCCGTGGACAAGAAATCTATGTAAATACGGAGACTTTTTCTTAAAACTTGACATTAATGAAAAATATGGTATTACAAATGTAGAACCTTTATCAAGTTATGATGTTCAAAGAGTAGAAGGTGAAGATATAGAAAACCCACACTACACTAAGTTTGTATTGGAAAGTGGAGATGTAAGACAAACACAACAAGGAGCAAAAACAGAGTTTGAAAACTATGAAATAGCTCACTTTAGAATGATTTCTGATTCAAATTTCTTACCTTATGGTCGTTCAATGTTAGAGGGTGGTCGTAAAGTATGGAAACAATTATCACTTATGGAAGACGCTATGTTGATTCATAGAATTATGAGAGCTCCAGAAAAAAGAATATTCAATATTGATATTGGAAATATTCCACCAGCTGAAGTTGACAACTATATGCAAAAAATAGTTGGACAAATGAAGAAAGCTCCTGTTATAGATGACAATGGACAATACAATTTAAAGTATAATATCCAAAACATTACAGAAGACTTTTTCTTACCTGTTCGTGGTGGAGATAGTGGAACAAGAATAGAAAATCTTAGTGGTTTAGAATATCAAACAACAGACGATATTGAATATTTAAGAAACAAATTACTAGCATCATTAAAGATACCACAGCCATATTACGGATATGCTGAGAAAGCTAGTGAATCAAAAGCAACACTAGCGGCAGAAGATGTTAGATTTGCTAGAACCGTAGAAAGAATACAAAGAATTATGGTTAGTGAATTAACTAAGATTGGTATTGTTCATTTATACTCACAAGGATATACTGATGCTGACTTAGTAAACTTTGATTTAGAATTGACAAATCCATCTAAAATCTATGAACAAGAGAAATTAGAGTTGTTAGGACAAAGAATTCAAACATTCAACGACTTGTCAGAAAATTCAGTAACACCAAAATCTTGGTCTTATAAACAAATCTTTGGATTTTCAGATGAAGAAATAAAAGAATTTGAAGAACAATTAGTTGAAGATAAAAAACAAGAATTTAGATTAGAGTCAATTAAAAACGAAGGTAATGACCCTAAACAAGCCGCCGAACAAGAACAAGAAGAAGCAGAAGACGATTACTTCAGTAGAACTGGTGAAGAAGAACTCGGACCAGAAGGTGGTTCTCCTGAAGGCGGTTGGGAAGGTGCTGGAAGACCTAAAGAGATGACACATTACGGAAAAGACGGAAGTGCTAGAGGTCGTGACCCATTAGGTAATCACGAAAGAAAAAAACTTCATAGTTCTAGTCCAAGATACGGCAAAAATTATAGAGAATCATTAGGTTTAGACAAATTAAAATCAAAAGTTGATAAGAAAATAATCAATGAAGCTGAAGATGTTGATACTGAATATAAAAATGAAGTTTCTTCGTCTTTAAATGACAATTAAATTGATTAATTATTTACTTACATTATATTTATAATTGATAGAGTATATCAATAAGGATTGGTGTTTATAAAAAAGGAGTTAAGGAATAAGTATGTCCCAAAAAATAAAACATTCTAAGATAAAGAATACAGGTTTATTATTTGAAATTTTAACAAGACAGGTAACAGCTGACATTTTAAATAATAAAGAATCAAAATCAGTAAATTTATTAAAAAAGTATTTTAATGAAAACACTGCTTTAGGGAAAGAGAAAGAGTTATATGATATTCTCTTAACCAATTCTTATCAAGACGAATCAAGAGCAGAAAAATTACTAGAAGCTGTTATTAAAACAAGACAAAGAATTAGTAATAAAGAATTAAAAGTAGAAAAATACAATTTAATTAAAGAAATATCTGAAACTTTTTCAGCTAAAGATTTCTTTAACACAAGAGTATCTAATTATAAAACATTAGCATCTATTTACAAATTGTTTTTAGTAGAAACAACGAAAATAGATTTTAATCCAAAACAAGTTATTGATACAAAATACACTATTTTAGAAAGTATCACTTCTAAACCAAAGAAACAAAAACCAAGTTCATTGGTGGAAACATTGAGAAAAGAAGAAAGAGATACTCAATTATTATCATATCAAATTTTGGTTGATAAATTCAACAAAAAATATACCAATTTATCAGAATCACAAAAATCACTTCTAAGAGAATACATTAATAATATATCTAATTCTAATTCTTTTGGTAAGTTCATAAATGAAGAAATCACAAAGGTTGTAAACGAGTTAAAATCACTATCCAGAAAAGTAAATGATAAAGTGGTAAAAATCAAATTGACGGAAGCTATTAATCAAGCTAAAAACTTTACAACTAAGTCGGTCGTTAAAGATAATCAAGTTATTTCTTTAATGAGATACTATGAACTTATAAAGGAATTAAAAGATGTCACAAACATTAAATAATCTAAAAAAGCTTATCATTGAAATAGTAGAAGAAGAAGTTTCTACAAATGAATATGCAAGCACTCAAGCTAAAAAAAGAAAAAAAAGAGGTTTAGCACCATTAGAAAGTCTAGAAGAAAAACTTAACTTATTCTTAGAGAAAAATAAACCAACCAATCCTTCCAAATGGTCTTATTACAAATCACAAGCTAAAAAGAAATTTGATGTCTATCCAAGTGCTTACGCTAATGCTTGGGCAGCAAAACAATACAAAGCCGCTGGTGGTGGTTGGAAAAAAGAACAAATCGGTGAAGCCTCAATGACCGGTAATTTAGACGGAGGAGAGGGGCCACCAAAAACACCTTACGCTTTTCAATCAAAGAAAAAAAGAGCTCAAGATAAAAAGAAAGAAGATGACATTTCAACAAACTCAACAGGATTTACAAAGGTAAATGAAGTTACTACTAAAGAACTTAACCAACTACAAAAAGTAATAGATAGTGCTTTACAATTGAGAAAAGAGTATTTGAAGGTAGCGAATACTGGTGATAAAGAACTTAAAAATAGAAAATATAATAAACATTATGAAACTATTTTGAAAGCTGAAAAAGCAATGAAATCACTTTTACAAGTTTTTAAAAACAAACAAATGTTAGGTGAAGGTCGTTATCACGATTGGAGAAATGACGAATCTTTAACACCAAAACAAAAAATTGGTAGAAGTATTCGTGAAGTTCGTAATTCTTTAAGCGAATTAAATAAAACAATTAATATGAATCTAAAATTAAAAACAGAATTACAAGTAGATTCAAGAGATTATTGGAAAACTACACATAAAGCACTAAGTGGTATTTCAGAAAAGTTAGTAAAACTAGCAGGTAAAGTAGGAAATTTAAAATAATGAAATTGTCAGAGTTAAAGACAATCATAAAAATTATGGAAATGTCTTTATCAGAAGATATTTCAGATAAAGCTAGAGCTTCTAAAGCTATTGAAAGATTAAAAAAAGCAGAAGCTACTTTTCGTGATAAAATGTATAAGTTTGATGATGTTTTACAAGGAAAAGTTTCCAAAGATAAAACAAACAAACCATTATCAAAAGAATTAAAAAAACAATATCGTTCTAATGTAACAAAATTTATGAGAGATGCATTAGGACTAAAGAAAAAGGTAAAGTAATGAAACAATTAATAGTAGATTATATTCCATTTGAGATTACACCACAACAAATAACTGAGTCTATGTCAACAAATGACGGAAAACTTGTTGTTAAAGGTGTATTACAAAGAGCTGATGCTAAAAATCAAAATGGTAGAGTATATCCAAAAAACTTGTTGATGAGAGAAGCTAAAAAATACACAGAAAACTTCATTCAACAAAAAAGAGCACTTGGTGAATTAGACCACCCAGATTCATCAGTAGTAAATTTACAAAATGCATCACACAATGTTATGGAAATGCATTTTAACGGAAACGATTTGGTCGGTACCGTAGAAGTATTGGGAACACCAAGTGGAAATATTTTAAAAGAATTATTTAAATCAGGTATCAAACTAGGTATTAGTTCAAGAGGATTGGGTTCAGTTGAAACAATCGGTGAAAGTGGAGCTCAAGAAGTTCAACCAGACTTTGAGTTAATTGCATTTGACTTTGTGTCAAATCCTTCAACTCACGGAGCATTTTTATCACCAATGAATGAATCAGTTGATTTATCAAACGCTTATGAACAAAGAGAAGATTGTGGTATTTGGTGTAAAACAGAACAATTAATACACGATATTATTACAGAGAGATAATTATGAAGATAACTAAATCACAATTAAGACAAATTATTAAAGAAGAAATCCACAATGTTAAAAAGTCAATGATGTTGACTGAAGCATTTAAAAGTGATGTTTTAAGAAATTTAGCAAGTGGATATGGTGGTCTAAATAGAGACTTCTTTTCACAAACAGCAAAAAGATACGGAGTTGAGTGGGATAAAATAGAAGATTATCATATTGAAAAACTAAGAACACCAAAGAAAAAAGGTTTAGTTATTGCAGTCGCTGGTAAAAATGTAGAATATCTACCAAGTAAAGTAAGACAGGGTTATTATAGTAGTAGTAGAGCGTATGTAGGTCTTACAAAAGGAAGACTTGTTGCAGTATTAAAAGACGGAAAAGCTTTATACACTGGTTCAAGTTATAGAGCAGAGATTGGAACAGCAGGTGAAGTAGATAGTTATTCAAAACGAATGGTTGGATTAGATGTATTTGGATACAGAAGTTTAAAAGCAATTCAAGATATTCCTGGATTAGAATATTATCATATTGATTTGAAAAAAGGTGGTGAGTTTATGAGAGCTGAAAGAAAAGCAGAACTTAGACAAGCCGCTAGATATGGTGCAAGTAAATTTATTGACCACAAGGAATTTGCAAAACAACAAAAACAAAGATATTCTGATTTGGTTAAAAAAATGAAAAACGACCCAAAAAAGATTAAAGCAATGGTTAACAAAACTGTAAAACATCTTGATAAAATGATGAAAGAAGTTATGGATTTAAAAAGTCCAACAATGAAAAAATACATCAAAATTGTGCAAAAAGAATACGGAGAAAATGCATCAGACAGACTTGATAGTAATCAATTTAAAGCCGCTAGTGAATTATCACAGCGTTCATCAAGATTGTATGAAAAATATAGTTATTATTTAAGAGAATCAGATAAAAAAGATATGTCAGATGCTCTTAGTGGTTATGTAGATAGTTATGCAGCTGATGTCGTTAATGATTGTAGAAGTATTTTAGGAATGAAAGCAATAGATTTTATAAGGTATTATTAAAGGAAAAACTATGAAACTTAAATCATTATTAAAAGAAACAAAAGTTTGGGAAAGAAAGTTCGGAGAATCTTTACCAACACTTGAAGACACTACTAAAGCTTATAAATTAAAATTAGAACAAGAACAATTTAAAGCCAAATCAAAAGAAACTGGTCGTGTTGTTGTTTACAAATCAAAAGATGCAATGGATAAAGCCATTAAAGGTGGAAAAGCAGAACCATTAGATAAAAAAACTAGTGGTAAACCGGAAAAAGTTAAAGGTTCTGATTTATTTACAAAAGATGTTCAAAAGAAAAAAACCAATACCAATATTACAACCAAAGCAGACGGAACAAAAGTTTTTGGTGATAAAGTAGGTTGGGAGTCAGATGATATGAAAAACCTAATTAAAAATACAAAAGGTAGGGTAGATTTAGATGTAAAAAATTTTAAGAGTAATAAGATGCCAGTTGGAATAACCAAAGATAAATTTGAAGAACCAGTATACATAGAAAACGGAAAATTATACAATGGTGGAAAAGAAATAAATTTAGAAGGTGGAAAAGAGCGTTCTGGTTTCAGTTGGCTCAGTAGTGATGAATTAGTATCTAAACTTGCGACTATGGCAGGTTTGTCAGGTGGTATTCCAGTAAAAGGTGGTAAACAAAAAGTTTCAAAACCCGTAAAAGTTTCAAAACAAACAGTTAAAAGTGTTAATGATTTAGCCAATAAGATTGAAAAAAATATTGATGATGCGTATGGAGATTTAGATTCAAAAGAAAGAGATGATTTCGCAATAACACTTCAAAATGTTGGAACATTTCTTGAAGATGAAATTAATTATGATGATTTATCACAAGAAGATAGAAAAGAACTTGATGAAATTCTTGATGATATTGAACAACAAGTTAGTCATTTAGAAAATGACGAATTAGGTATGGGTAGTATTGAAGGAGACCCAAGAGAAGTTTCTAAAAGAGCAGTTAAATTTATTAAGAAATTTTCTACAAAAAAAGATAAACCAGTAGATAGTAAACCAAAAACACCAACATTTGTAAATGATGATGGAGATGTAGTTGCAAATGATTTTGATAGTGCATTAGAATTAGCAGGAAATCTTGGTATGAGTGAAGAAGAATTGGAATATATTGAAAAGGAAAAAGATAGTGAAGCATTAGGTGATTATCTTGATGGACACGGATATTCACAAAAAGAAAGTGAGTGGTCAGAAGAAGATGAAGAAGGTTATATAACTAATTTAAAAACTGGTGAAAGAGAGTATGTAAGGGAGAATAAAATGAAACTTAAATCATTATTAAAAGAAACTAAAGTTTGGGAAAGAAAGTTTGGTGAACCATTACCAACATTTTCAAGTGTAATGGAAAAACATAGTGGAAAAAAGATTGATGAACAAGGAATTCTTTCACAAAGAGCCGGTATCAATGTTTTTGGTGATAGAAAACTTCATTTAATGTCAAAAGGTTTAAGACAATCAGCATTTGATTTAGAAAAAGTAGCAAAGAAAAAAGACGAACAAGCTTTTGAAGATATACTACAAAGAATAACAATAACTATTGGTGTAATTAGAAGTTATCTAAATAAACCAAAAAGGAGTATGTAGTGCCAAGAACAAAAGACATACAATTGAGAAGTATTTATGAAAAGTTTAATAAATTTCGCGATACTTCAAATGTTCTATCGGAACAAATGAGTTCAAAAGATAAACAAGCTTTTAAATCATCAGTTCGTAATATAGAATTTCATATTGGTTATTTAAAAACTGAAATTAAAAAACTTGTTAAACTTTTAAGTAAACAAGGTATGAAAAAATCAGCAAACGAACTTCAAATGTCTTATAAGAAAAAAGTAATAGAATTTGGTTTAGATGTTAAAAATGTCGCTACTCAACATTTACAAGAAAAATTTACTGGTATTAGTGATGAGGGACTTGGATATTCTAATAAAGAAGCACAAAAGTTTTCAATAGATGCCGTAAACAAAGCTTCAAAAGCAATAGGACAAGCTCAACAAAAAGCAGTTAGTATTTTTACATCAGATATGAAAAATAATAAATATGATACAATGGATTTAATTAGAAGTATTAAAACTGGAAAACTTCAAGATGCAAGTTTTTCTAAAAGAGAATTACTACAAAGATTATTCTATGATGTAAGAAAAAGATTTCAAGCATATGGGAGAAGAAAAAAATGATTAAATTAAAAGAAATAATAAAACCTTTGAAAGAAGCAGTTGACGAGGGAGACTTCATTAGTGCTATGCAAGAAATAAGAGCAGGATTAGATGAAGCCGAGTATGGAATCAATAGTTTAAGTAGATTGGGTTTCAAAGGTAGAGATAAGTCAACAGCAAAAAAACTTGAAAAAGAATTTAAAAAGTTTTATAAATTAGTTGATAAATTTGAAAGAGATGCTGAAGTAGAATGATTAAATTAAAATCACTAATCAAAGAAAAAGCTTTAAACGAAAGACCAGACCAAGATACCGCTAAGTTAGCTAAAATACTTGGTAAGTCATTGAATGATGTTCAGAAATTTGTAATGAAATATGGTATTGAAGCAGATGACTTGTTAGATGTATTAGATGCTGGTTCTTCAAGTCAAAGAAGACGATACTCAATGGCTATATTAGCTGCAATGAAAGGTAATCGTAGAGCATTAAAAGATTTAGATAACTTATTAGGATTTTTATAAAATGATACAATTAAAATCACTCATAAAAGAAGAAGTTTTAAATGAAAATATGGTTTCGGTATTGAAACCACCAGTAAGAAAAGCCAAATCTACAATATACGGATACATCAATCTACAATTTCACGCCGTTCCATTAATTAAATCAATGAGAGAATTTTTAAACTTAGTTAATAAAATAGATTATGTTGGTATTGACTTTGATGATAGAGAAGACATTAAACCAATTTATGATTTAGGACATTGGAAACCACCTTTTATTAGAGAACCAATATTAAAATCTATAAAAGCATTATCAAAAGCTTTAAGTAATCCTAAAAACTTTAAAGAACCAGACAGAGTTAAAAATGCTCTTCCTAGTAGATTAGGTTCAGTATTACTTCCAAAATATAAACAAGTTGTAAATGCATACGAACAATTTGATAAATTCAATAGTAAAAAAGTATCAGATGTATTTCGTGATACCAAAGGAAAAAAAATTGGTAATAGATTGATTGGAGACTTTGGTGGATTTAGATTATTACAAGATGTTTCAAAACTTTTAAAAAATGAAGGTGGATTTCAATTAAAAGATAGTTTACCTGACATATTGAAAGATATAGAATATAAATCTGGTGGAAAAAGAGGTAAAAAAATAGTTCAAGGAGCGAACGAATAATGCCATCTAAATCAAAACAACAACAAAAATTTATGGGTATTGTTAGAGCAATACAAAAAGGAGACCAACCAGCATCTA